CTAAGAGGTAAGCACTCACTCGAATCATGGGGGCGAAGGCTCGGTGTCCTTAAAGGTGACTTTGGTAAGACTACAGACTGGTCTGAATATACTCCAGAGATGGGTGAATATTGTAAGGATGACGTTAGGGTTACTAAAGCCTTGATGAATCATTTCCTACAACGTTTCCAACACATACCCACTGAAGCCTTACGTATGGAAGCTGACTTCAAACGAATGATCAGCGAACAAGAAAGAAATGGCTGGCTCCTAGATAAGGATAAGGCTGTAACACTGTATGCTGAGCTATGTGGAGTTCGTCAGGAGCTAGAGGAGGACATTAAGTCTATCCATGGTGGTTGGTACGAGGAGATGAAGACTCCTGAGTATTACTTCTTTGATAACTTAGATGTGCCAGAGATCCGAGAGGCTACCAAGTCTATGTGCCTTGAGAGCGCATATAAGGCCACTAGAGCCATCTTACCGAAAGCCCCTACCAAGGTATACATAAAGCTGGGAATCAAGGCAGGACCTCTTAAACAGCGTCACACGCCATTCAACAGTAACAGCAGACACCATATAGCTAAACTCTTCAAGGAGAAGTACAACTGGACACCTAAAGAGTTCACTAAAGGAGGAGACCCTAAGATAGACGGGGATGTCCTCAAGGCACTACCTTATCCTGAGGCAGCAAAGCTGAATACTCTGTTGGATAACTCTAAGATAATCGGCATGTTAGCTGAAGGTGATGCTGCATGGTTGAAGACAATGGATACAGATACACATAGGATACACGGCTCAGTGAATACCAATGGTGCTAGGACAAGGCGATGTACTCATTACAAACCTAATGTAGCTCAAGTACCGGCTCATGTGGGTCTAGGGTCAAGATGTAGAGAACTCTATACAGTGCCTGAAGGATATAAACTCGTAGGTGCAGACGCTAGTGGCTTGGAGCTGCGTATGTTGTCTCATCATCTACATAAATATGATGGAGGTAAATATGGACAACTTGTCCTTAATGGGGATATACACACACACAATCAAGAATCTGCGGGAATCGCTACAAGGGATCAAGCTAAGACATTCATATACGCATGGCTCTATGGCTCTGGAGTTAAGAATCTTGGAGAACTTCTTGGTGGATCAACTAGAGATGGCCGTGATGCGCAGAGACGATTTCTTCAGGCGAATCCAGAAATTGCCAGACTCAAAGACTCCCTGATAGCTGAATACAAAGAGAACAATGGATGGCTAGATAGTCTCGATGGTGTCCCTATATGGAACCCTTCAGACCATACAGCACTCAATACCAAGCTGCAGAGTAGCGGGGCGATAGTCATGAAGAGGGCTGCAGTTATCTTTAGAGAACGCTTAGAAGATAGTGGTCTTAAGCAATACGTTAAGATAGTAGGTAACATTCATGATGAGCTACAAGTAGAGGTATTTGACAAAGATCAGATGCCAGCAGCTATAGGTGTAGCCATGAAGATGTCTATCAAAGAAGCTGGAGAATATTATAACTTGAATATACCACTTGATGGTGAGTATAAGGTGGGTGACAATTGGTCAAAAACTCATTAAGGGCTGAGCTACTTGACAAGTTTGACTATTACGAAGGTCATCTTGTTTACAAGAAGCGAGGTAAGAGACAGGGTAAGATTGCCGGATGCATCAACCAAGGTGGTTATGTACAGATAAACCATAAATGTAAATCAATGCTGGCACATCGTATGATATTCCTAATGAAGTGGGGGTACATACCTAAGTTTATTGATCACATCAATAGAATACGTCACGACAATAACATAGAGAACCTAAGGGAGGCTACAATGGCTCAGAACGGAGCAAACTGTAATAAACCTTTAGGCATATCAGGAAGGCGGGGAGTATTTAAGTCAAATGTGAAGCCGAACCCTTGGCAGGCTTCTATCAGATGTAAGAATAAGAAGTATCATTTAGGGTTATTCAAGACCGTTGATGAAGCAGCCATGGCATATGATCAAGCAGCCTCGGAGTTGTTTGGGGAATTTGCAGTGCTTAACTTTAATAAGGAGAATTACCATCGCCAAGCATGATGCGCCATTTAAAGAGAGAGAACCACTCAAGCATCTACTGACTGAGTGTAAGAGGAACGCTAAACGTAGAAACATGGTGTATGAACTGACGGAGAAGAACATACATCTCCCTAGGTTCTGCCCAGTGCTGGGTATAGAGCTTACCTTCGTAGGTGAGGCTTATAATAGTCCCTCTATTGACAGGCTAGATTCAGCGTTAGGATATACGCCTAACAACTCGGTGATAGTCTCATGGAAGGCTAACCGATTAAAGTCAGATGCGACTCCTCATGAGTTGTGGCGACTTTGGATGTACTATAACAATATACATAACGAGAGGGGAATAGAGAAATGAAAACAGCATTAGTAGACGCAGACATGTTCATCTTCAAGGCAGCAGCTGCAGTACAACAGGCAGTTAACTGGGCCGAGGAAGGCCAGCCGGATCTCTGGCAGATCTGGGCTAAAGAGTCTGATGGCATACGAGTACTTGACGGTCTCGTTAAGCGGGCTGTAGAAGAGGCTGGATGTGATGACATTATCATGTGCTTGAGTTGTCGTGAGGGTAACTTCAGAAAAGACATTAATCCTGACTATAAGAGTAATCGCAAGGACACCGTGAAGCCGATGCTTATAGGTCCACTTGAGGAGTACGTTAAGGAGAACTATGAAGTAGCTCTCTTCCCACATCTTGAAGCTGATGATGTTATGGGAATCATCCAGTCGTCTACTGGTCGTATGGAAGGTCTGAATGGTTATATTAAAGACATAAGGGACACAGTCATCATCTCAGGTGACAAAGACATGCTAACCATAGCAGGTGAGCACTACAACCACCTCACTAAGGTGAAGCGTAAAGTCACTCAAGATGAAGCTGATCTATGGTTCTACACACAGGTCCTTATGGGTGATCGTACAGATGGCTATGGTGGATGTGAAGGGATAGGCCCTAAGAAGGCTGAGAAGATCTTACATGGTTGTCTTCCAGATAACCGCTGGGGAGCTGTAGTTGATGCCTTTAATCATAAGATTGAGGATGAAGAAGAAGCCTTTGAAGAAGCCCTCCTAATGGCACGCATGGCGCGAATCCTACAGGTAGAAGACTGGGATGCTGATAAGCAGGAGGTTATACTATGGACTCCTTAAAGAAGATATTACCTGATATGTTATTCTTAATGTTATTTCCTATCCTTCTACCTCTCACATTAATAGGATTCTTTGTGGGTGTATTAATGATAGCCTTCAAGGCAGGTTTAGCACACGCTAAGAGGTTCTCATGTCTATAAACGTGAATGGTAAAGGCTCTAGACAACGTGATGTAGACCGTAAGAGATATGAAGCTGAGTACATGAGGATATTTAATAGAAATCTTGATAAGCTGGAAGAGAGCTTGAAGAAAGAGGAGAATAACAATGAGTGATGGAGCTAAGAAGTTTGAGGAGCGGCAGGAGGTTCTGCAGTGTGTTAAGGACCTAACACCTATGGAGAAGTTTATGGGTGAGACTTATAGTGACCCAGTGTCCCACCCAAGCCATTACAACAAGTACCCTGTAGAGACTAAGCTAATGATCAAAGCTGTTATGGACATCATGCCACCTATGGACTCCTACTCAGCGGGTCTTCTCTACAACGAACTTAAGTATCGCTTTAGGTTAGGTCATAAAGATGCCTCTGATCAGGAGATTGGTAAAGCCATGTGGTATTACAATGAGAGGACTAAAGATGAGTAAACCAAAGATGTATGACATTAGATCACTTGAGATGATCATTGAGGAGCTTGAAGTAGCCTTTCCGATGCCTGATAGACTAGACTTCGATACCTCCTTTGAGCAGATCACACGGCTGGGTATCTCTCGGTCAGCTAAGCATGAGATACTTGGAGTTATCCGAGAGCGTATCCGGAAGCTACGAGCAGGTTAAATACCAATGTCGAAAAATTAAGCCACCTAAGGTTATCCCTTTAGGTGGCTCTTTTAATTTACTTTATCCAGCTTGTCTTCTTCTTAGAACTGTTAGATGACCCGAACTCATTAGTCCAGTGCTTCATCTTCTCCATATTCCTTGAGAAGTCATTCTGTTCTATAGTCTCTTGTTGATTC